AGAACACATCATGAACATCGCTACGATGATTCGTCAATCAATACCGATCCATTGGTCGGCGAAGACCACACCAGCCTGCTCAGCCCAAGGCAGCTCGGTAACCTCCGCCAACTCCTTGACCGAAACGACCGGCGACACGCGTGCAATCAGCAGTTTCTCCAGCACGGGCGGCGCCAAATAGGCCAGTTTCAGCATGCGGCCGACATATGCAGGCGTGACGTTTTCAGCTTCGGCAATGTCGGACATGGTGCTGAAGGCGCCGCTCTTGAGCTGACGCCGCCAGCTCCATGCTTTGGCGATGGCCTTCAGGATGTGCGGGTCGACGCCGCCGGTGTCCGGCGCGATGTCGACCGGTGGCATGATCTTGGGCCGTCCGTTGCGCTTGCGAATGCTGAGCGGGATGAACACTGTCATAGATGCGGGGGCTTGGCTCATGCGGCCATGTCCTGTTGGCGAGGCGCCAGCATGTCGCGGATCACGGACCCGAGCCCCTCGGTGCGCAGGTCTACCGTCAGGCCCTGCGGGCTTACCGTGACGCGGTTGATGAGGATGCGCGCCGTTCGGGCCTGTTCTGCCGGGAACAGTGACTCCCAGAGCTTGTCGAAGTTCGCCAACGCTGTGACGACGTCGCCCTCGTCAGTGTCGGGAGTCTTGGCTTTTGCAGACGCGACCGCCCGGGTCACGACCTCGGGGGATCGCAGCAGTTCTCGGATGTGCTGGATGACCGCACCCTCGACCATTCCGGCGTTCAGCCTAACAAAGCCATCGGTGCCTTCACCTGCGCGGTTCCGGATCGCGTCCATTGAAGTGTAGTATCGGTAATGCCTGCTGCCCTTTTTGGTAACAGTCGGCGTCATGGCGATGCCACGATCGTCGAAGATCAGACCTTTGAGTAACGCCGGGGTTTGGGTGCGGGTGTTGGCTGCCCGCTGCCGCGGGCTTTCCTGCAGGATGGCATGGACCTTATCCCAGAGCGGTTGGTCAATAATGGCCTGGTGCTCACCGGGATAGCTGGTGCCCTTATGGACCGCTTCGCCGAGATAGAGCCGGTTGCGGAAGAGCTTGTACAAGAACCCCTTGTCGACCGGCTTACCGCGCTTGTTGAGTACGTGGTTGGCTACTAGTTCGCGCGTCAGAATTGTAGCTGAGCCCAGCTCGACAAATCGTTGGAACATGTGGCGGACCGTGGCAGCTTCTGGCTCGTTGACGATGAGCTTGCGGTCAACCACGTCGTACCCCATCGGCACGAACCCGCCCATCCACATGCCTTTTGCGCGGCTGGCAGCAAACTTGTCGCGGATGCGTTCGCCAGTGACCTCGCGCTCGAACTGGGCAAACGACAGCAGGATGTTCAGCGTCAGGCGGCCCATGGAGGTGGTGGTGTTGAACGACTGGGTGATGGAGATGAACGTCACCCCATGCTTGTCAAACACCTCCACCAGCCGCGAGAAGTCCATCAGCGAGCGGGACAATCGGTCGATCTTATAGACCACCACCACGTCGACCAGCCCGTCCTCGATATCCTCAATCAGCGTCTTCAGGCCAGGCCGATCGAGCGTACCGCCAGAAAACCCGCCGTCATCGTAATGTTCGCGCATGCAGGCCCAGCCTTCGGCGCGCTGGCTGGCGATATAGGCCTCGCAGGACTCACGCTGGGCATCGAGGCTGTTGAACTCCATGTCGAGCCCCTCTTCGGAGCTCTTGCGGGTGTAGATGGCGCAGCGCAGGCGGCGCTTTGGTGCAGCTTCTGTCATGCCGCATCCTTCCGTTCCCGCAAGCCGAAGAAGCGGTAGCCGTTCCACTGGGTGCCGGTGATGTCGCGCGCGACCGCCGAAAGCGACTTGTATCGCCGCCCCTGCCAATCGAACCCGTCCTTCAGCACGGTGATGACGTGCTCCGCTCCATCCCATTCGCGAACCAGCCGCGTTCCGATCACCGGATTGCGCGGGTCGCTGATGACCGATATCCGGACCTTCTTGCCCTCGACCTCATCGGCCAATGCATCAAGCAGCCGCGCCACCGGCTTGGATGGTCCGCCCCAGGTTAGTTCCTGGATGCGGTAAGCGATCCGCTGTTCCAGGAACGGCCGGCTGTTGTTGGGCGCCTCGCTACCTATTAGCGTCTGCCATTCGGCCTTCAGCTCGTTGACTGTCATGGTCTTCAGCGCGGCCAGCCTGGCCAGCACCTGCATATTGTCTTTATCTCGCATTATCGTCCTCCGATCCGGGCTTGTGCCCGGGGACGACTGACGCTCTTGGTGGCCGGGATAGCGAGTGAACTATCTCCGCAATGATTAGATAAAGGACTGGACTGTTCGCGCATGCGCAGCACGCCGGCCGCCACGATACGGCCCAACTCGGAGAGCCGGGCGTCGGTCGAAAGATCTTCGGGCGGCGTGGCGTTCAGGCCACTGAGGGAGGATTGCATAGAAGGGTCCACGTAAATGGCTGGGCGTCACGGGACGCCGCCTATGCGGATCCTTCCCCTGATCAGTGAGGGGAGAATAATATGGGATATATCCCGCGTCAACGCGTGATGGCTGTCCAGCTTCCCGCAAAATGCAGGTGGGTCAGCGCCTGCGCTTAAACAGGTTCTGGTGCGAGCGCAGCACGATCCCGATGATGTTCACGCCCTCATCGTCATGATTATCCTCGTCTGGATTGCCGATGACGATCGGCTCCTGGAACTCGGCGCGGGTTGATTCCGCACGAAGAATGAAATTGGTGCCGTCATGGTCGAGCCGCTTGCAGGTGAGCTCATGCAGGTCGTGCCGATCGCGTTGGACGATCACAATGTCACCAGGCTGGGGTTCGACAAAACCATAGGACACCCGAAGGCATTCCAAGTCTGAGCCAGGTGCGATGATCTTGTCCATCGAATGACCTTCCATCCGCAGCGCGAACCGTTCGCCGCCAAGGACAGGATTGGGCCCAACTTCAATAAAATAGCGGTCTTCTGCAGCCCAGTCGGTCTGTTCGCGCCAGACACCAGCCGCCACTGCACCCACGACCTCGAGCGGCTCAAGGCCACCTATCATGCCGACACGCGGCATCAAGGTGGCTGTCGAAGGCACCAACTGCGAGATATCCATCTCAAGCGCTTTGGCGAGGCCCAGCACAGTTTCCAATTGAGGGTTGGCGCTCTTACCGCGGACAATGTCACGCACCAGATGCGGGCTCTTTCCCGCAGACGCAGCCAGCGAGAGCGAGCGCGCATTCCACTTCGCCCCGGAGGCCGTGGCCTTTTCCAGGACACTGCGGAGATGCGCGATGTCGAAAAGTGGTTTCTCTGTCATGGCCCAGCATTTAGCACTGCGGGACAGTTCCCGCAATATGCATTCATAAAGTAGGATGAGGATTGATATGTAGGATTCATCCCGTAATAATCTGGATATGACAACGCACCCGCTCCTCTCCGATATCGACGCATTCTTGCGGATTCATAAGCTCAGCGAGAGCGCCTTTGGTCGCCACGCCGTCAACGACTGGAAGCTGATTCGCCAGCTCAAGGCCGGCCGCCGGCTCTGGCCGGACACCGAAGCGCGCGTCCGCACCTTCATGATCACCTATCAGCCGACCCCGCGTCGCAAGAAGGTGGCCAAGTGAGCTGCCCGTTTGAACGCCATGGGCTCGACCATCTGTCGGCATCCTCGATAAACCTGTTCGTGGCGCAGCCCTCGATGTGGGCGATGCAAAAGCTGATGGGACGCAAATCGACTGTCGGCCCTGCTGCGCACCGCGGCACTTCCATTGAGGCGGGTGTCGAGATGGGATTGTTCGATCCTACCGCTTCGGTTGAGGCTTGTCAGGAACTGGCGATTGCCCGGTTTAATCAGCTGACTGCGCTGTCCGGTCACCCGGGCGTCGATAAGGAACGCGCAGCCATCGCTCCGGCCGTCGCCATTGGTCTGGCCGAACTACGCCAATACGGTGTTCCGGAAGCTGCCGACGGCAATCGCCAGCACCGGATTGAAGTGGCGCTTCCGGGCGTGCCTGTGCCGTTCATCGGCTGGCTCGACTTCTGGTTTCCCGAACACGGCATCATTGTCGACCTCAAGACGCAAGCTCGCCTCTCGTCCAAGATCTCCGATCCCCATTCCCGGCAAGGCGCGATCTACCATGCCGCCCATGGCAATGCCGAGATCCGCTTTGCTTACGTCACGCCCCAGAAGGTCGGCGTGTACCGTCTCGATGATCCCAGGTCGCACCTCGCCCGGGTGGTGAGCATTGCCCAGTCGATCGAAAGATTCCTGTCGCTGTCGGACGACGGCGCGGAACTAACCCGGTCGCTCTCACCGGACTTCGACAGCTTTTACTGGAACGACCCGGCCGCCCGCCAAGCGGCCGAGGAGATTTGGGGATCATCACCCGAAGGCGATGCCGCCTGCCTGAACGCGGCGACTTGAGAAAAGAGGAAACAGGATCATGGGTTTCATGACGCCCCCGTCGTCGGGCGGGGATTTCAAGGTATTTGTCTCGTACAATGCGAAGGCAGGCCGCTGGTACACCAAGCGCGACGGCAAGGATGAGCCGCAGTTCGAGGTCACCGACATGACGGCGGTGTTCGACATGCCGGGCATCAAGACCGGCTGGTTCAAGTTCTCGGCCGGGGTCGCGCCCGAAAAGGTGATGGACCCGTCGTTCACCGCGGCGGCCGCCAATCCCGGCCAGGACTTCAAGCGCGGCTTCATGCTTGACCTGTTCAGCGACAAGAACCTGCTCGGTGTGCGCGAATTCTCGTCCACGGC